GCATATATACTTTATTGCATTACCTTCTGCAAATAATAATTTGTTCTCATTTATAAATTTAGATGGTTGTATCTTCATTGTTTTATAATGTGATCCACCTACTTGTTTAAAAAATATTTTATTACTCATAGTATTGGATCTCCTATCGTGTAATAATAATCTAATGTTGGTCTCATAATGTATAAGTTCTCCTTTGTTCTGGTTACACCTACAAAAAACAAACGATGCTCAGGATTAGGATTTTTTAAAGCAGCATCATAAATAATCTTTTCTAGATCAGTATATAAAACTACATTTTTACATTCTTCACCTTTTACACCGTGTATTGTAGATACTTTAATTCTTGCTGGTTTAAATAAATCTTCACCACTATCTAATAAAGTTTTAATATATAATTTACTTGCTTCAGGAATATGTAATTGTTGCCAATCTCCTCGTATTTGTAATCCATGATCCATTGTTAATGTATCTATATCTACAAACTCAACATTGTTTAAAGAATCACCACTTGAAAAACCTCTTTTAGTATGTTTCAAATCATAATTTAAATATTCATAAATTAATTTAGCTTCTTCGCCTGTAACTGTTTCTTTATTATTTAATCGTATCCAAACTTTATAAGCTTCTAATAACTGAATTGGCAATAAGTCATTGATTTTACTATCAAATCTTAGCCCTAAAGATATTAAATGTTCTTTAATAGGAGTTAACATTGGATTAGTTCTAGCTATGACCATCCAATTATCTTCTTTAAAATTAATATTATCTATGTCTTGATCATAAAAAATTTTACCTTCTGCATTTCTAGGATTCCAATCTTTATCTAATCTTGGATTAATATGTTCTAAAATTTTTAAAGCTTCTTGATGCACAAGTTTAGGTACCCTTCTTGATTCAATCCTTGGATCAAACTTACCTTTTAAATTTATAAATATATTTTCATCAGCACCTTGAAACGTATAGATTGTTTGATCATCATCCCCTGCAAGGTAAGAACGTTTACATTTTGATTCAATGTAAAAGAACATATCCCATTGCAGAGGATTAAGATCTTGTGCTTCATCAAGAAAGACTACATCGAGGGGAGGACATTTGTCTTTCTTAACAAACTCTTTAATCATATCAGAATACTCAACCATTCCAGTTTGCTTCTTATATGATTCTAAATCGGCTTCAATTTGTTCTGTTAACCAAATATTAACTTGATGTGTTAAATCTAATTCTATCATTGCATCTTCTAATGATACTTTCTTAGCTCTTGAATAATCTATTATCTTCATGTGTCTATTTTTATGTTTAGGCATACCATTCTCAGAAATATAAGTATCAAACACCATGCCTCTACAAATACTTGAATAATTTTTAAAAGCCTTCCATTTACTTCCTTGTAACAATCTAGAATTTGTATCTATATTTAATTGTCTTGTTCCTAAAGAATGCATTGTATTTATGTATGGAAAATCATATCCAGGAAATGTTTTAAATATTCTTTTTCTTGCTTCTTGTGTAGCTGCATTACTAAAAGTAATATAAGCTATTCTTTTTGTATCAGTCTTTAAATTATTTATTTCATTATTTAAATAATGATTTATTAAATGATATGTACCAGTTCCAGGTGGCCCAGGTATTATTGTTCTATTCATATTTCAAAAGGAGCTCTTTTCATTTCTTCTTTTCTAACAATTGGTTTATCTAAATGAATAGTATCCATAGACATTACTCGATAGGATTTTTTATCTATCTTTGTAAATTTTTCTTTAGCATTAAATAATTCTTCTAATTTATGCATAGTCTTTTGATAAGCTAAAAGCCAAGACTTAGATCTTTGTAAATACTTCCAAAAGTCTTTAAATAAAAATTGTGATTTACCATTTTCTGTAAAAGGTAAACCTCTTTTTAAATCTTCTAATTTTTTACCTGGAGCTTTATTAATAAAATCCGCAAGTAAATCTTTTAATTGATTATGCACTTTAGATGATTCTGGAGCATCTAATTCAACCATATCTTTAAATAGTTTAACTAACATTTTTCTCCATACTATTTTACCNACCGGAAGCATTGGTTTTCCTATTTGATTCATACATGCCACAGAAAATTTTTCTGCATCATGTAAGGTAAGATCATCAACTTCTACGCTTTTTCCATCAACAGAAACAAAGTAAATTGGTGGATCTGATGGATATTTTTTTAGTTCCGTTATTTCTGAAGGTGGTGTATCATCTCCGACCCCAAATTCTCTTTTAGAACAAGTTTGTGCATCACAAAAACTAACTATTGGATTNTCTTTACATTTATATAAATAGTCTTTTTTAGATACTGATGCTATTAAAGTTTCAACTTCTTTATATGGAATAGCAGGAGTCATAAATTTTTCATTATAAGTATGCATCTTACTTTGCCATTCTTGAGGAAATCTTTTCTTTAAATATACACCCACGTTGTACATCATATTATTTCTAGATCCTTCTGGTATTCCTTCTTTTAAAAGAGTTACTAAACAAGGTGGTGCACCTTTTAATAAATCATCTCCATTATCACCATTACCATTTATTTTTAAATTAAATAAACCTTTCTCAGTCATACTGTATTCATCATACAGTAAAAAGAAGTGTTCTATCTTTAATGGATCACCACTATCACTAAAAGCATATCGAACCGATTTATTAGTTCCATGATAGGGTACATTTAAAAAACTACCCGTATCACCTCTTTCAGCCCTAATGTAATCTTGTTTAGGAAATATTTCTGCTTTAGCATAACCTAAAATAGATGCTATCTTTTTTAATCTTTCTCTCATTAAACTAGCTGCAACAAATTCTTTAGTAAATAAAAATATATGTGCACCACCTGATTTAGATCTAAACAATATTAATGGTAAATGTTTATCTCTAATTTTTTTAATAAATGATTTATGATCAAATGGATAAGTATCAATATCAATACATCCCCATTTACATTTATTATCTTCTCTAATTGGAACTATTCCTAATGCAGGTTCTTCTCCTAATAAATGTGCTCTCCATAAATCATCTGTGACTGGTTTCTTTATTGTAAATGATTTAGCTTCATGCTTTCCATTTTCAGACAATTCTTCTGTAATTTTGTTTGTCCGTATGCTGTTTGCAGACCAGCAAATATCTCCTTAAATCTTTCTAACATTCCACCCTCTGTATTTTGGGTGGCATTTCTGCCACCCAGTTAAACAATTACTTACCGTTACTTGCTAAACTTATGTAGAACTGTTTAGCTCTTTCATAAGTTGCGCTATCGGTAACAGGACCAACTTTTTGGATATTATATCCATACCATTGGTTACCTTTGCCTGAATTTAAAATAGTCGTGATTTTGTATACATGACTAAAAGAAGCTGGAGTGTAAGGTCCATTCTTTCCATCTAATGTTATAGACATCATCATCGAGTTCCATTTTCTACTTATTTACCTTGAGATGAACTCATAGATATTAAAGCAGTTTCAGTAGAACCATCTTCGTCTAATATTAAAACAAAATGTTGTCCAACTGTTAAAATGTAATTACCATTAGGTAATCTATCTTTTTTTGAATTTGGATCTTGAGTTGTTTTACTCAATATATCCGAATCCTCAGGGTATATGTTTTCTGGTCTACCTGATCCAGTACCAAAATCAGACCATTCCTGATATTCCAATTTATAATGACATGGAATAACATTTATTCCTTTTGCGCCATCATAAACTTTTTTGGTTACTGTATTTAGCAACATACCAGGTTCCGCACCTTGAACATAATTTTGATTACGTTTTTGTGCTTCTGCTGATCCATTCTGCAACAGTTTTAATATTGGTAAAGCTAAACTTGATTGCTTTACATTTTCAAAACCTGCGTTTGAATCATCTTCAAACATTATTGAAGATGGTAGTGGTGCTCCTTTCTTTATCGCTACTTGTTTCTCGTTTCTCGTTTCCATTTTCTATTATCTCCTTGTTATTTTTGTTTGACTTCCGGCAAACGTTTTAAATAGATCAGAGGGCATATCAAGTCCAGACTCGATACGCTCCCTGACCACAGCTTTGAGTGTCTGAGAATGAACCCCTTCTTTCTGGACTGGTTCAAAACCCTGACCTCGTGCAAGGACAGCATATTGCGCCGCCTTGTTATCTTCGCCCTTACCAAAGGTCACAGTAATATCGTTTTTAATTATATCACCTAGACCATTGTTACGAAGCCATGTAAAAGCTTGCTCTTTACGTTGAGCATAATCTGAATCAGTCTCATTTATACCTTGCGATACTGACGCATAGTAAAATGGTTTAACTTCAACTGACTCACCATCTTTCAGCTTTAATTTTGTTATATGCATATCCTGCATCATCGCAGGAATTTCTATTTGTGATAATATTTTAGCTTTTTCTTTTAGCTTGTTAATACTATCTTCTGCATTTTGAATTTCATCTTCTAGATCTCTTAATTCTAGAACCTTATCGGATAAGGATTTTGCTGCATCGACTTGAGTTACAGATTTTATCTGATCATCCTCAAAATTTATTGTATTCATAGTTATTTTCTTTCTGGTTTAAGTTAACTTCTAAAGGGTAATATATTCTTTCTTGTTTGTCCCACTTTAAAAGGTTGTACACTCCGTTAGTATAATCAGAAACTATGGAACATGCAATACCTATAACTGCAGGATCACCTGTTAATAATAAATAATCTGTAGATCTATAATCTTTTAGCAAAAGTTTTAATTTTGCAACAGTAGGTCCAGTGCTTAAAGTTATTTGCGCATTTTCAGGCAACAATACTTTTAATTTACCAAATTTAGATGCACCAATAATATTTATTTTTGGTGTGCCCATTCGGCTACCAGGAACGTCCTGTACTACATATACTATTTTATCTTCCATATTTCTTTAACAGCTATATACGTTTTTATATATAGCTGTCAAGTCTTACTTTTTACTAAGCCAGTAATGCTCACAATCGTTATAAGGTAACATTATTTTACCTTAATTTTTTTACCTTCGTGAATTTCTGGATTTTTAAGTCCTAATTTAATCTTTAAAAGACCGTCAACCATTTCAGCTTCATCTACAATAACGTTAGATGCTAATTGAAATTGTTTAACAAATTTTCTAAGTGCTAAATTTTTTTGAACGTATTCAACGTTTTTATCGTCAATTTTACCTTCAATTGTTAAAACACCATC